CCATTCCATTCAACAGGTTCGAGGCATTGACATCGCTTAATTCAGCAAGAGATAAGCCTTGAGCACCTGCTAATGAAGATATAACCTTCACGGCGTTCTTTTGACCAACCCTTACTTTAATGTCTGGTGCCATTTATGTATGCAATTCAGAATCTATATATTTATTTATATGTTTCTATGTTATCTGCTTAGTTAATTGCTTAAGTAACGATTTAATTTCGTTTATATCTTTTTTCATCTCATCCAATTCTGCTTTTTGATCCAATTTTCTATTCTTGGATGCCATATAACTGGCATATGCCCTATTGTCCATATCAATTATAGCTCCTGAGTTTTCATCCCGAAATAGGTTTTTATGACCTTCAACTTTTATCATGCTTTTATCTTTTTCAAAGGATCTAATGTTGGTGGATTTATTTGTGGAGAATTGAAATATTCATTCTTATACTTTTTTTGAAGATTATCATAGTCTTTCTTACTAACATCCCTTCCTTTTGACTTTTTAAATAACTCTCTTCCAGTTTTATAATACCATCCACCTTCCTTATCAGTATACCCACCTTTACCAACAAGTTTAGTTGCCCAAGGATGTAGGGGTGTTATTTTATTAGAAGCTTCTTCTATGAATTGTTTAAATGTTTTCATTATGCTAGGGCAATTGCTCTAAAGTCTTTAAGTCTAACAGGAACAGATTCGTTAATAGAAGTCATCACAATCTTAATATTAAATCCACTAAATTGTTCTAAATTTTCAATACTGAATTGATATTCTGAGAAATCATCTTGTCCATTTGCTCTTACAAAAGCATCTGGTCTACCATCACTCATTCCCAAATCAATTAGTTGATCACCAAATCCATCACCATCAATATCAACTAGATTTTTATATCCAGGGAATGGTCTGTATGATTGAGAAACTTCACTAGAATCAGCAGTGAATAATCTATAATAAACACGGAAATCTGCTTCTGGTTGACGATTAGCAGCAACAAGAACTTTTATTGAAGTTGCAGGTTGTGCCAAATTGACTTTATTAGAAACAAATATAGAACCATGTGGATCATCTGATAGTTGTTTTGATCTAATATCAGTAGCATAATTATCAACACCAATAGGATTATTGATCTTATTTCTACCTAAAATAAATGTAGCATTCTTAACATCAATTACAGGTGAAAGATTAGGATCACCACTTGTCATATCAACTTTGAGTGTTAATGACTTATTATCAGGTAAAGTAGTCAATCTTTCTACTTCATTAGTCCTAGAACATGCCATTCTTGGTGTTGGGAAGAATGTTGTTTCATTTAGTATTGTAGGTTCAAATCCTTGATCTAAGAATGATACCTCATTACCATCAGCACTTGTTCCACTAACAGTTCTAAATTGAGCACCAACACCAGTTCCTTTACCAGGAGTAATTACATTAAACTGAGCAGAAGCACTACTAAATTGATGGTTCTGAGATATACCAACAGGCATAGTTCGTCCTGAAGGACTACCAACTGCTTTATCACTAGAGAAACTATATTGAGATCTACCAGACGCTCTTGTACCTGTTCCTCTATCCAATTCTAAGAAATAATTATCAATATTAGAAGCATCTTTAAGAGTATTATTTGATGTTATATCATGGACAGTATTTACCAAAGTTAATGGCATACCATTTATTTCGTATGGTTGAATCTTAGCACCAACATCATGTCCTACGGCAATTGAATCACCAACACCTCTAGTCTCTAAACTTAGAATATCTAATCCAACAATATACTCAACTATTTCATCATCAATTAAAGCATATCCTCTATCAGAAGCTATTCCAGCAAATCTAGTAAATGCTAGATCAGTTCCACCAACAGCAATATTTACTTGACTATCTGTTGCTGTAATAATATTTGAAGTTTCTGCTGCTGTAGTATCTGGTTTTACATTTGTAATTTTTATCTTATTATTAGATCCATGATGTCCATGATTATGTTGAATCACTTCCATCACATTACCATTGTATTTGTCACCATTAACAGTAGATGTACCATTGGTTTTAGCTACTGTTGTTTCTACTACAGTCCTTGTATCATTATTAATACCATAATGTACTAAATCTTCACCAGAAACAATCTCTTCACCTTGAACATCGGTTAAGAATAAGGTGTCTATTGTTGTAGGTACTATACTCTTAATAGCGATTGTAAGTCCACTTCCTTGTATGTTTGATAAATCTAGAGAAGATTGTTTTGGTCTTAGAACCTCACCAACCCTAAATCCAGTCAATGATTGTCCAGATACTGCTTTAACATTTGAAAGTGTTACTACAAGATTATTATTAACATCTTCAGAAATTTCAATCACTGCTTCTAAATTAGATCCAATTCCATTAACAGATTCAAATTCAACACCACCAGATGTTTGTACTGGATTTTGTAAATTCAATTTACTCCAATCACCTTTAGTAACAACTTCTACTGTAGCAGCAGTGGCATCAGTACCAGTAGTTGGAGCACCACCTCTTGCTTCTATAATACCTGTAACTCTAGAATCTTCATTATCATTAGCAGCTCCTGTACTAATTTTTCTACCTACTGGTATATCAAGTATAGTTGTTGCTGTTATTCCTGTAATAGGAACAACTAATTTTCTTGGGAAAGTTCTAACTGGGTTAGTTGGTAATTGTTGAGTATTTTGATTACCAGCTTTAATAGAACTGTTATAAAGAGTAACTGTTCCTGAAGGAACGAATGCTGATTTATATAATGTAAATTTAAGATCTGATTCTTGACTAGGTGTCCAAATAGTTCCATTTTGTGATTTGAACAAACTACCACCAAGATATGATTGAGTACATTGTCCAACTTGAGAATCATCAGTAGTTGCTGGTAAAGAAGTAGGAGGTGTTATATTAGGTTCTCCCATAGTAGCAACCCACATCTCATAATCAATAGAACCAGGTGATAAGAATACTAAAGCATATTCTTTCTTTGCTTCCAAATAAATTGGTGATGGGAATGTAATTCTAGTAGGAACAGACGCATCAGGAGACGTATTAATAGAATTTGGATTTAATGTTACTTGTGCATAATCCTGAACAAGAATATTTGTTGGTGTTCCCAACTCCATAGTTCTTAGTTCTACGAAAAGTTTCTTATCTGTTGCTTTTCTGCCAAAATAAACATCAACAGAAGATAAGAATGCTCCACTTTCATCTACAGTGAATGACTGTGCTAGAGGATCCCTATAAGGTGCTTGTATCCTTTCTGTAGTAGAATCTACACTAATACTAGTAACAAGCTCATTTGGTCTTTGAGCAGGTGGAGATGGATTTCTAACACTAACCATCGATGTCTTTTGTACTAGAACTGTTCCAGTAGCAGTATAAGTACCTGTTGCATCACTAGCAAATTCTGTACTTCCTGGTGGAACATACTCTCCAGTAGTATTTGAGCTTAATCTAAACGTCTTGGTTCCAGTAAGGAATAATTTAGATGGCCTTGGTAGTTGATTACCATTTCTAAACCAGAATGCTCCCAATAAATCCCCATAAGTATCAGAATAAAGATCTATACTAGTAACTGTTGCTTCTGCACCACTTGTTTCTCCAGTAAGAGTTGCACCATTAACAACATATCCAAAATAATCCTCATCATTTGCCAAACTTTCAATATCACAATTGAATAAAATTGAAGTAGGAGAATACGTATCAGATGGTGCTGGTCTTGACTTGTCAAATGGATCAGATATATAAGTCTCTATCATGTGTGCTGGTCTTGATATACCACTCAAAATATCTGGGGTATTTCTACCAAATTTATGATTAGGTGCTGCTGCTTTAACTCTACCTATACTATAGAATCCGTTTCTTACTTTAACACTTTCGCCAACAGTAAATCCTTGAGATCCAGTTGACATTTCAATTTGAACTAATTTAGGGAATATATCAGGAGTACCTGTATTAAGTTTATGAATATGTTTAGTAAATGCCTTTAATCCATTAGCAGCAAATCCCACATTCCTAGAACGCATAAAGTAATCAGCATCACCCGAAACTTTAACACTTTCAACATAATCAAATTCACGATAAATATCATTCTCTAAAACATTTGTAAAGCTTATTTCTTTTGTTGTAGTTGTAGTTGTAGTAGTAGTGCGGTCTATATGATTACCAACAAATTGTCCATGTCTATCTGGATCATCTTCTCCTGGATCAATTTCAACTTCAGTTACAACTGGATCTGATACAACAATATTCTCACCAACAACATTTTGATGCTCTACCCATTTAGCACCAGTAGATTCTACTCTATGACCACTAAGATAAATTGTTCTTACCCAATTATCCGATGGTGGATCTAATTGAACAGCACCAACAAAAACAGTAACTTCAAATGGATTAACATTTACAACTCTTGATGCTTGTGGTTGATCTAACCATGAAACTTCGTCATACTTAAGTGTTATTAGATCACCAGTTTTTTGGCAATTTGGATCCAATAATCCAAGATTAGATGACATATCTGCTGTTGTTCTGTCAATAGCAGGGTTAAGAGCAAGTTCTGCTCTTAATGACCAAAAATCAACAGCACTTATTAATTCCTGATTTACAACATCAACATCACATCTAGAACCAGAATCTACATTAAAATCGATGAAATTTCTATCTTTGAAATCATTAACAACAAAACCAGTTTTAAATCTATCAGCTCCAGTAGAATCTGTTACTTGAAGTGATTTTGTATCTAATTCAAGAGCAGTTAAAGAAGTCATTACTTCAAGATTGGAAACTCTCTTCTCAATTTTTCCAATATCTCTCATAGTAAATCTTCTATTATCATACATCCTTACTCTTGGTCCTTTTTGAGGATTATACAAATAAGGTGGTAATGTTATCTCGGCAACTTCCATTGAATCACCAACTTCAGTAGGTGGTGAAGGTTTATCGTCAGATACACCTTTAATCAATTTAACTTGTTCAAATTTATTAATAACTAACTTATCAACTCTAGGTAAGTAATAACTATATCCAAGTACTGTACTTTCATTTGGTGCTATAGCATAATTTGTTGTAGTTTCAAATTTTCTATTAGCAAAAGCAAATGGAGATTTAACAGAAGTAGTAGCACTTGCAGTAACAAAAGGAACAACTTTAGGTCTAAAATCTACAACATCAGTTGCTCTATTTCTACCTACAATTGGAATATCATTTGTATACCTATCTTTATTGTATGAATTTACAGTAAAGAAATCTCCAGACTCTGCTGCTGATGTATCATAATAATCAAATACAATCAAAAGTCTATTAGATGGTATAGAAGAACCTTTCTTTCTTACTATTCTAGAATAATCATAATATTGTTTTCTTTGTCCTTTGTCTAAACTATAATTATTTGTTCTATCACTATAATTACCATCACCTTTCTTTTGAATATTTGCTTCAATATTTGATTCTAAAAATACTGCCTTTTCTCCTTTAACAAATTGACTATCGTTTAATAAAACATAATCAACAGTATTTGAAGTCACATTTACTACTTGTCCAACTGCTCTACTATCTTCTCCTCTTACTTTTTCACCAATTGATACATTATCATCTAAAGCAAGTCCACTTACAAAGGTTAATGAGTCAAATGTTGGTTTATCTTTGTTTGTAGATTCATATACTGCTATTATCTTAACAGCATCAGCAACATTTAATGATATCTCATGGTCTTCAATTCTCAAACCATAAGCAGGACTTGCTTCTAATCCCTTAGTCTTTGTTGTTACACCAGCAGTATTAGTTACATCTAACTGAGAACTTCTAACATAGTCTTTTCCTTTACTAGATAACCCAATCTTCTTCAAAGTTGTATTTACAGTTGCAGTACCAGAATTTTTTACCAATCTAATAAATTTAGCAGTAAATCCACCATTTGAGATTTGAACTTGATCAGAAGTTAATTTTTCTACACTTCCATCTTCATAAACAATAGAATACCTCTCAGCATCAAATGGTTCAAATAATGCAGTAGAAATTCCTACAGCACCACCAGTTCCTGAATTTGCCATTACTTGGTCTACAGTTAATTCAATCTCTTTTTGAGCACTTACAGTACGATTTACAGCTTGACGAGTTATTGTCAAATTAGAATCTGAAAGATCAACAGTAGAAATATTTCTTTTTGGTAACTGACTATACAATCCAGATCTACCTAGATTGATAATTCTTGGAACTTTTATAGTAAAGGTTGATGTTGTTGTTACACCAGTAGCAGGAACAGCACCAGATACGAATGTTAATTGTTGTCCTTGTGAATTTTGTCCACCAAGATCTTCAACTGCGTCTAGTCCTATTGTTTGTCCATCGGCACTGATTACATTAACTCTATTATAAACTGTAAGACCCTGTGAACCATATCCAGTTTGATACCCAATGATAGCATCTGTCTTAATACCAACAGCACCACTAAATCTTTTTCCTAAGCATGTTGCTGTGGTTGTACCGCCAGCATTTTTAATTTCTAATTGATCAGTAATCCTAAAATTAGGCAGAATTCTATCATACAAAACAGAATCAGCAACAAAGTTTTTACTACCATTTAATCCACTATTAGCAGAAGCTTGATATACTGATTTGATATCATCGGTACTGTATGACCAAATTTTTACAATTGAAGAAGTAGAATTATCTTCACCAGCAACATTATCAGATTCATTAAATCTTAACTGTTCTCCAACAACAAATTGTCCTGTAGTTTGACTTACATTTATCTCATTGGAATTGACACCAGCAACATATCCAATAGCACCACTACTAAGACCTTTAACTCTTGTTCCTGTAGGTGCTGAAGTTCCGTTAGAAATTTGAAGTGTTGTATATGTTTGAATATCAAACATATGAAGATCCCATTCAGTATCATTATCAGAATATAGAGCATCAGAAAGTGCATAATTATACACTCTTGCTTCACCAATCTTCAAACCAGTAGATGCGTTTGAAGCACCTTTTCTTCCATTATAAAGATCAACTATACTAGAATCTCCACCAATACCAAATTTAGGCATTCCTTCAGAGTTATTAACTTTCAGAATACTTCCCATTCTAAAGTCAACAGAACCTGCCTTTATATTCTTAGTATCTCTTGGTTTATCTACATCTAAAACTGTTGTTCCTTTTAATGCAACATCATATCCTCTAACATATGCTTTACCTGGAGAAAGTACAACATTCATTAAATTATCATTTGGAATAGCACCTAAATCAGTTTTTTCCCCATCAATGTACATTCCATTGGATCCAGATTCATCATTTAATGAGTTGTGGATACTTACATTAAAAGGTTCTACTGAATAATCTCCAGATTCATCATATGTCCTTTCAGCAAAATAATCTTTTATAACATTATAAACTGATTTATCTTGTAACTTCTTAATTTTACCATTACGAATTCTAATTAATTCTACAAAATTAGTATCATTACTATAATCTAATAATGCCTTCTTTGCTAATTTTACACTTACTTTAAGTCTATCAGCACCTGGAGCAGCATAATTTGTAAACCCTTTTGCATTATCATTTAATGAAGAATCATCAGAAGAATTAATAACTTCCTCATTAACCTCAAAACCAACTCTATATGATGGTTCACTTGAATATGGTTCTAGAACTACTAAGGATTTTACTACATCTACAAAAAGTCCTCTTATATAATATACTCCAGTATCAACACCAACAGAAGAACCAGTATTAGATGCTAAATCTGATGTTAATGTGAGAACTGTATCGCCCGTAGTTAATGTTGTATTTCCATAAGTAACATTTTCTTCTAATATTAATATCTCATTATCTGGAAACGCTTGGCTAATACCTTGGCTATCAGATTCAATGTACTTTACAAAAATCGTAATATCATCAACACCTTCAGATGGAGGTAAAATATAATTTGATATTCTTGCAGTAATTTGTGAATTTTGACCCTTTACTTTAGTTCCTTTACCATCATTATTTTTAATTAAAGCATCAAGATATACACTAACATCTATACCTAAATGATCAGCATTTACTTTACATGAAAAATATGTACTATCATATGTAACAGATCCTGGTATAACCATAGATCCTTCTTTAAACATATGACTACCAAAAGATTCTATTTGATTTTGTAGAATCGATTGGAGACCTGTTAATTCTCTTGCCTGAACTGGAAATCCAGGTTTGAACAATGTCCTGTAATAATTTTTTGCCTTATCAAAATCATCATAATAAGGGCTTATATTTAAGTTAGTCTTTTGTGACATTGTTTTTTAGAATTCCAGAATGATTTTAACGTCTTCTTTTTGTCTAGGGTTTCTAGCAATAAGTGGTCGATTATCGACATACACTAAATCCCCTGATCCTTTATTTATCTCTGATTTAGATAACCCTTCATTAAAAGTAGTTCCTAAGTTAATAACTTTAGTTCCATCTTTACTAGCAGTAGTAATACCAGTGAAGGAGCTATAAACCTGTCCACTATATCCATTTTCACCAACAATATTATTTGCTGGTGTATTATTTTCTTTAGTAGATTCAAAATCATAAAATGTACCTTTGTTGGCAACACCAGAATAATCTGTTTGATCTTGTGCTGTACTATAATTTAAAGATCTATCTCTAAAGTATTTAATTACATGAGTATCAATGTCGTATGAAGCAATATATGCCTCTGCGGTTTTACCATCTCCTCTCAATTGCGTAATTTTTTCCCCAACAGTCAAAGATCCACTAGGAAGGCTTAATGAATCTGAATCATCCATTTTAATAGCAGGTAGTCCAGAAAACTGACCTTCTGAGAAAATTTCAGTACTTTCAGACTTTGTTGGATTCTTTAAAATACCAACTTGAGCAAATTTAGCATCAACTGGGAAATCTTTAGTAGCATCATCAAATCTAGCATAGATAAGAACCTTATCAGTTCCTAATTCAGTATAGATATCAAATCCATGACCTCTAGATGGAGGAATTAATGGAACCAATTTTGCTAATGTTTGTATTGAAGAAGTATTAGAAGTACCTAAATCTACAATTCCATAAGAATAACCTTTACCACCAGCACTAACTACAACATTTGTTATCTTACCGCTAGTAGCATCTACTCTTGCTTTAGCACCACCTCCATCACCTAATATATCACATTCTTTTCCAGTAAAGTTTCCATAACCAATACCAGCATTATCAATATAGACATGCTTTAATTGATTACTATTAACAGTAGAGTCAGCATTTTCTCTGACAGATCTTATACTAGGATCTACAGAAGTTGACCAATTATTTGGAACTGTAATATACTCTGTAGAATCAAACTTTATAATATCTGCAGGAGAAACTGTAAATAAGTATTTCCAAAGATATCCATCACCACTACCACCTGCTTTAGATGGTTCTAAATCAGTGAAATTTGGTTCATCGGCAGAAATATTACCTTGTGGATTAGAACCAGTAGCACCGTTTGATATACAAACATAAACTTTAAATTCTTTGTTTATGACGTAGTAGTTTGATGAATATAGATTTGATACGTTAGTATTTTTAGATTTATTTTCATAACTAACATCATCTCTATAAAAATCGTACCTTGTGTTTGGTTCCCAAGTAACTTTTCTAATAACTCTACGAATATTATCCGCAGTAATCTTTTTACCATAGAGAATGGTATCTCCTATATGATAATTATTAGTAAAATTATCTATCGGTGCTGGTGTCTGTCCAGAAGAATTCCAATTCCAATTCCTACCAAAGAGTTTTGTGTTCTCTGTTGGGGTCTTAGGATTAGCAAGTCCGATAAAAACGTAATATGAATTACTTCCGTTAGTGACGTTCTCTACGAAATTACTAGCATTAAGAATTCTAAATTGATCGGTTACAATTGCAGGCATCTTATAAACAGTACTTTTTTTCTTTATTTATAGTCATAACTTCACCATTATCCTATAGTCCTAATAGCACCTGTATTTCTTAGACCCTTATGAGAGGCAGGATCGTAAGTTCTACGTTGAATTGTTGGGAAAGAAGATAGTCCAACATTAGTAGTTTTACCAGAAATTACAAGGTTTAATGGATTCTCATCTCTAACAACCCCATCTAAAGGATTATATAATCTACCCCATGATATTCTACCTAAAGAGGTAGTAATACCAAGATTAGTTTGATCATATTGACCTGTTTGTGCTATTCCAGCAATAACAGATGTACTAGAAACATTACATGTTATAACACCAGTCCTTTGAGTACCAGTAATCTGATGAACTTTATATACATTATCTAAGAACGTTGTTCCTACACCAACAACACTAGCATCATCAGCATCAATAGAAATAACCCCATCTCCAAGTTGAGTATCATGAATTAATACTGGATAACCAACAAGAAGATCTGCTGCTAATTGATTAGTTTCAACTTGGAATTCAAATTTAAGAGCATCATTTCCATTAGTTCCATCTGTTACCGCAATTCCTGTAATAATTGCTGACCAACCTTGTACATTCGTAATCTTTGTAACCTTCTCAAATTCAGTAGAATCTAAAGACACATTAACTTGTGGTGGGTTAGTAGAACTATATCCCTTTCCAATATCAGTCATCAATGTATCAGTAACCGTTCCATTTGTTACTGTAGCAGTTGCTTTAGCAAATTCTGATATACCAGCAACTTCATATTCTTCACGATTTACTGTACCAACACCAACACCAATAGGAGCACCAATTGATAATGTTACTGATCCATTATATCCACTACCACCATCTACAATTGTCAAAGAACTTACAGTTCCATCATTTGAGACATTAGCGGTAATATTTGCTGATTCAAGATCATTATTTTCAGGTGAATACATTATCACATCAACCTGATCAATGGTAATATTATACCTATCGCCAGGATCTATATTAGGATTACCCAAATCTTCATAATGGAATGATTGAGCATCATCAACAAATATTCCATAATCTACCCCATCCTTACCTATAGTTGTAGTAGTAACATCTCCAATAATTTTGGCAGTAGGATAAATTTGAGGTTCTATAGAATCTCTTGTTTTAGAAATCTTTTCACCATTTATAAAGGTATCTTGCTTTTGCTTCAACCAATCTACTGGTTTAAAATCATTTTCATTAATACCAGGTCCACGATATACTTCAGTCTCAACAAGGTCTGAAGAAAGAAGTTCTTTAACAGTTCTAGCTTTATATTGAGATCTAGTATCTTTTAACCCATTATGCTTTTTAAGTTGTAATTGATCACCAACTTTGATTGTTTCATCAATATCAACTATTTTAATATCAATGCCATCTTGTCCTTTAAAGAAGAAAATATCTACCTTATCATTAGTATCTGGTGGTTCAGTAAATGTAAATGAAGTTCCACCAAAGAATTGATATGCCCAATTAGGAGTTTGAATAACGCCATTAACAAATATTAGTAATACAGCGTTAAGATCTATTTGAGCAGATAATGGATCTGTTTCATCCTTTTCAAAACTCAATAATTGACCATTCAAGAATATTGGGAATCTTGTCCTTGTTCCATCTTGTAAGAATCTAATATCATCAATAAAATCTATTTCACCAAACTGCCATGCTGCAAAGTAGTCATTGCTTGTTGAAGCAACATTTAATTCAAATTCAGTGATTGGTTCATGAACTAAAGCAGAAGTAACAAGACCAACAACTCTCATTCTGTCTCCAATAGCAAATGAATGTCCTTGTCTTGCCACTTGGAAATTCTTTATACTGAATAATTCATTATTTTGATTAAATCCTCTAGTAATGCTACCAACATCAGATTTAACAAATGTGTGGTTATAATTACCACCAGTAATTACAGCACCAGCAGTTGCTGAACTAAATGTATGTACGTCAGTATTACCAGTCTTACCAACATTAAGAGTTATAGTTCCTGCACCCTGATTGGAAGAAATAACTTCGATAGGGGCATCATATGCTCTATCACGTTTCTGACTTATAGCATTAGCTACGCAACCAGCAAATGAATGGGTAGAATTATTAGTCGAAATATCTCCTTGTAGAACATCTATCTTAAACGTTGATCCAGAAGCAGAAAATACTTTAATCCACTTACCACTAATACCATCAGTTGATCTTGGATAAGATTTTGTTCTACTGGACTCAGTAACAGCAACAACATTAACAGTAATAGTTCCAGCAACAGTATCGACAGCAGTCATAGCTAAAGAAGTATTATATGCTGGATCTGGAGTACCATCAGATCCATTAACAAGGCGTGGATAAGTATGAGAACTTTGATGACTATCAGCAGAACAAGTGAATGATAAACCATCTGTGGCAATCTTAACCCCATCACCAACTGAAAAATTGTGTGTTCCGATAGTTAATACTAAATCACCAGTTACATGATCATAAGAAGCATAAGTAACACTCTTTGTCTGATCAAATGGAGCACCAACAGGTGTTATTGTAAGAACATCAGTTGCTGTTCCACCATCGTAAATATGCTCACCATAACCATAGTCACATATAAATGAAATTGAATTATCCGCAATTTT